CGGACTAATTCTGGGCGAACCCATAACGGACCCGAAAGTCCTACTCAACCGGCTACAGTGTGCGATTTAACCCTCACACACCTTAAAACCACACCGGCCTTGTAGTTGCTTAGCAACAATCCTGACACACACAGGATACCACTTGGTTAGTGGTAAAGGGCATTTATTGTTTTTGTTGTTTTGTGTTATTTTTATGTAGTGTACAACTCTCATGTGGCTGTCGCCCATCGATTGATGGAGGGTGGTTGACGAGACCAGCAGCCTGCCCCAACATGAGTAATATGGCATCGGCCTATTTACATGCTATACATGAGTGTCGTCCACAGACAGAAACATGTGCAAACCTATCCATGATAATCGCTATGGTCGGCAGTGGAAAACCAAGTATTTGCAATCATGTCACTCGTCAACGACCTGGGCAGTCTGATACTGTGCCCAGGTCACATCACAAGTCGAAACACCAGCGTCAGCCAACTCAAGATCCCATATCTGAACCTCGGGTGGGTCAAGGCGAGCAGAATTCCCAGATGACCCACTTGGCCCACAGCCAGAGACCGTGAACATAAGGGTGTAGGTCATCATTGGCTTGGTGCCTGTAGCACTGGTGTTATTGTGTCTACAGACTCCAACAGCCATGATCTCGGCGACCGTGGCTGACCCGGTTAGAACAAAATTATGCGGGACAACATCAGTCGCAGGATCACTGAAGATGGTCTTGCCGCTGCTAAGGTGACAATACGTAGTGTACGTAACGGTGTACAGCCCGTCACGGCTAATGTTCAACATTCCGCTGCTACCGAGAGTGCAAACAGTACCATCCAGACCTGTGTCCAATGTGGTTGTAATGGGATAGCTCGTTAGATCGGGCTCAAGATGACCGAATGGGGTCTGGGTGCTCCCCTGATAACTGGGAGTGAGTGCTCCCTGTTGCTGTGTGTACCTAATACGGCTGTAAGAGCCACCAGCAAACGAAGAGCTTCCGTCCAATTGGGACGTGACCACGGTACCATCAACGGTGGTTACACCATCAACACCACCGTCGCCGCCACCTTCGCCGCCAATTATAGGACGGCGGCCAGACTCAAAAGAGCTTGGCAGGATGGGTTTGGTGAACTCAATGTCGTACGACACCCAGATTTCACCCAAAGTGGTGCCAGCCTCACCAGGTAGGCCATTGGTGGCAATCTGTAGAAGTCCCATATCGTACAGACGAGGATCAGATGTGCCTGAACCCTCAGTGGCTGCGTCCCGGACGTAATAATACTTACGACCAGAAAACTCTGGGTCGCACTCAATAGCATGCATGAGAGACATGCTTGGCTTGCATGAAACTGCAAACTCGCTGTTCTCCAACGCAATTTTTGAGGCGAAAGGCAAATCGCTTACATTGTAATTAGTGGCAATTGCAACCGTGCCCAGTGGCCCAGACGCTGCGTAGTCTGAAGACATGGACTTAAACTCGACAATCATACCGCGGATGTTATACTGCTGGTACTGCTTGGACAGAGAGGACAGCCAAGGGAACAGTTGACTGTTTGAAGGATTGATGACGAACGTGTTGTTGACGAACTCACTAGGAATTGTAGGAACTTGAAGGTCCCTAACATATTCACGGTGAATGACACGCACGGCATGGTCGTTCCTCACGAACTGGGGTACAGTGTCCATAGAGGTAGACATAGTTGAAAGGCTATTCTGTTTAACCTCATAGTCACCATACCCAGTGATCGCGGAAACACCACGGCCTAGCGCACCGCCAACAGCAGCTCCAACAGGCCCTCCAAAAGCCATTCCAGCGGCAGTACCAGCCCGGCCAAAACTCCCCTTCGGAGCAAGCCGCAGCACACGGTCCAGCCGCTGCTTGATGTCGGCGATTGTGGTTCTGTAGTCGCCTTGGCCGGTGATTTTGGGCACGGCTCCATTGGTGTTGCCCTTTCCGTTCTTAGACTTGGATTTGGCCATAATGTTAAATTAATAATGTATGTACTTAATAAAGTGTTAGTAGATATATGGTTGCTTGATAATGAGTGCAACTCCCAGGTTTATATATATCCCCGAGTGGTTCAGATGGTGAAGAGTCCACAGCCAACGCTGATATTCAGTGGGTGATCAACCAATCCACTGTAATTCGCCCCAGCGAGGTCCATCTCCATGCCAATCTGCATAGAAGGGGGGTAGCCAAAGGCTTTGAAAAAACTAATCCGCGTGTGGTCGGAAATGGTTCCACGAAACTCACCACGAATGCGTGGCCGTGCGCACATGCGCATGAACCCAGAATCTGATATTGATAAGGATTTGCCCACATTGCTGTCCACTCCATTTCGCTTGTATGCTTTATACAACTCGCAGAAGATGGGCAGATCACCAAACAATGCTAAGCCGCCAACACCGACCTGGTATGACCATTGTCGGTAACCCAATTCAGTGCTGACAGCAAGGCTCATCGCATCCTTGCCAAATGCAGAGGTGGGCTGCCTGCACATTACATATTTATCAGTGTCATAATCTACCAGTACGGGCTGTGACTGGCAAAATATGCAATGCTCAAATTCATAAACAGGCTCTTCCCTCTCCATTTCAAATCCCAATTTCAGAAACCATTCTTCCAGATCGTGAAGCTTGTATAGGTTACACTTGTCTAGAAAGACAATACAATCATCACCGTTGTTGACAAACTCCGCTGGCACACCCTTGTCACGCAAATATTCACGTGCTAAAGTGCACATAATGATGCAATTGCCAAGTGACGTATTCATGTCACCACTGGCACGTGTGCCGTCAACTTTGTATGATACCTTGTGCCCATCAAGAAATGCAACACCATTGTTGCAACACTGTTGTTTAAGCAGTGCACACAACTCTGGGTCGTAATTGAAGATGCGCTTGTAAATACTGTGTTCCCACCTCAATGCTTCCTTGCTAACGTGTTGGTCAAATCGTGAAGCATCAAGCCCTACAGCAACTGGGCTGCTGAACTTGAGCCACTTTAGTCGCATTACACGTGCAACGTCCTCCACTGTCATACCCTTCATGACCACCGGCCCTCCATCACCCCACTCGCGGGACAGAGCATTGTACATATCATGCTCTATCCGCCTGGTGTATCTACCTAATGCATAATTGTACACAGGCGACCGGGGTTGTATAACCCGCGGCGCAGGATCGACCTTGCTAGTGAAGTTGAGTTTTTCAAACTTAACAAAGGCCTTAATCCGCGCATCCCGATCTGCCCAACCTCTAACCATGTACTCATCGGCAGCTGATGTGTACAGCCTACGCTTGTTCGCGGGACACTGGGCGATGAAATCGTCCCTGGTCAATCGTTCACACCTTCCGAACTCGCATATTCTGTCAGCTAGCCTCCTAGCAACATGGCTAAATTTCCTCCACGCCCCCGGCTGTGGTTGGGGGGTTGGTTCCAAGCCTGATTTCCCTTTCACATTGAATACTCTTTCGTTAAGGGCGCGGACCAGGTTTGGGAGGTTATTGTTGTGTGCTCCATAGTCTACACGACTCGACAAGTACGGAGCTATAACTACTCGTCGAATCTTTGATGGCTTGGCACCCACATGTGGCTGGATGACTATTCCCCGGAACACACTATCGCTGTTGTGATACTGCTCAGCAACAGTGGTCCTAGCCTCCATCCGCACGAGGCACCCCTATACAGTAATGGCCTCACCAGCATCAGCCAACGCGTTCCAAAACTCGTCGTCCTCCTCTGCTATAAAATATGCACTAACCACAGCCTTAAGATAATAATTTCTCTCAGCATAGCGCACGGTCATGGTCTTACCGCGAAACTCAACGCCATCCTTGACGGCCTCATCAATTACGTTACGCACGACAAGACGTAGGCAAGCAATGTCGGCACGGCTAGTGGTAAACACTGCCGGCGCCTTGAACTTCACTATGTCCACGAGGCACTTGACCACAGCGCCTCTCTTGGCCCATCGATTTGCTGTACGATGTTTTGTACAGTGTTTCTTTTTGCCAAGACTCCTGTCGACTCGTTGTAAAACTGACTCGACCAGTCCCACTGTTGGAGGAACAACGATATCGTCCTCATCCACAGTGTCAATCCCAATGTAACTTGCACGTGCAATGGCTACGTTAGCATGGTGCTGCCTATCGTCTCTGAACTTGGAAAGTCCAATGATGTCAGCAAGCGTTTTGCTAGTCACAATACCCTGGTAGGCAGTAACACCAACATCATCCACATCCCTGTCGCTAGCCCCCCGTGGTGTTCCAGAACTTTGGACAACGATCTTGTCCACAGTCTCAGGATCATCACAGAAAGTGACAGTTTTGGGGAGTTTGTTAGTAGGTTGCTGCCCAAGTACCTTGGGAATTGTGCCACTGCTGCCAACCACTTTGGAAAGATGTGGCGGGCATGCACCAACAGGCAGTGCAGGTGGCAGGGGGGTAGTTATATCCCTGCTTGCTGCAAAGCCTACTGGTCTACTGTTGCTTGTGCAAACCAGGGTGGTCATCCCTGGGTTGCCAAATGA